CAGAAACCCCGCGGGCGCTCCACACCCTGATCAACAAAATCGCCAGCGGCGTCGAGGATGGTCTTGATGCCCGCGCACTTGTCGAAGAAGCCAACGAACGAGGATGGAAAAGTGTCTTTATCCCAGATAGATCCAAACCAGGCCATAACCCGTCAGCGCGAGAAATCGCCGCGATGTCCTTCTGATGCAAAAATTGCTGAGGAAAAGAACGCCATCGTGGATCTGTTCACCATGCTAAAGCTGAGCTATCCGCATTTTATGAAGGATCAGGAAATGGCACCGGCTATGCGTCTTTGGCACCAGCACCTTGCCTCATTCGACGTAGAGCGCATCAAGTCAGCAGCCATGACAGTGATCGACCATCACCCGACGTTTGCGCCGACCGTTGGTGAGTTTAAAAAGCTCGTTGCGGCTTCTCGAATCCGTCCTGCTGGCTTGGCGCTTGAGTTGGCCCCCATCTGCCCCGGTTGCCGATCAACACGAAACTCACAGCGGCACAAAGATGAGTGTGGTAGCTGATATGGCGATCGCTGGATTGATATTCACCGCACTGCTTTTGATATATATCGTTGGCCATGGCGCTGCAGAACGTGCCCGCCTGGCTGACTTCGATAGGGGTGATAGCAAGTGACTAACAAATACCTGAAAGAGATCAAGCCCGGCGTCGATGTTGACGTGTACGACATTCTGCTGGCGTTTGGCGTTTCCTGTCCTGCTACTCAGCACGCCATCAAGAAGCTGCTAATGCCGGGTCAGCGTGGGTCTAAAGACACATTGCTGGATCTTAAAGAAGCGCGCAGCAGTATAGATCGCGCTATGGAACTGGAAGCCAGAAGCGCCAAAGAGCCCGAGATTCATTTTACCGATGAGCTTGATAAGTGAGGGGTGGCCACCCTATGTGCAGGCGACGATCCGCAGAGCACGGAACCCAATCTATCAATACGACTGCTGCATGTGTATCGCCAATGGCTGAAAAGCTTGTAGGTGATTACCGATGAATTCGCGAAAACCAACCGCGCCCGAGGCATGGTACGGCCACCTATGCACAAACTTCATCGGGTGTATAGCTTGCCGGTTGGATGAGCGCGAGATCATAGATCCAAACGAATCATGGGTCGCCTTCCATCATAACTCCGATATAGGCAGCAGGAAGCCCGGGTGCCACTTCCACGCGATGGGCCTTTGCCACGGTCACCACCAAGGGATGCCGGGTTTCAATCTCCCAGTCAGGCATCAAGTCGAATGGCTGTTTAAGGAAATGTACGGCACCGACGAAGATCTTTGCCGCGAGAACTGGAAACGAGTTGCTGAGTTAGGCAAATCCAGATACCACCCAACCCAAGGCGATGTGATGCAGTTTTGCCCATGGGAAGACCTCAGACTAGAAGCGGGTATGCCAGCATGAAGATCAAAGCAACACGACTGAGGCCGCAATCGTTCCTCGACTTCGGAGGCGAACTCATTGTTGATAACTTCGCCGGTGGCGGTGGCGCGAGCTCCGGTATAGAAAAAGCGCTTGGCAGGTCCGTCGATATAGCGATTAACCATAGTCCTCATGCCGTTGCTATGCACGAAGCAAACCACCCAAAGACGCGTCACTACATTGAGAACGTTTGGGACGTAGACCCTCGTGACGCCTGCGGCGGTCGTCCGGTGGGTCTTGCTTGGTTCTCTCCCGACTGCAAACACTTCAGCAAGGCCAAAGGCGGAAAGCCGGTTAATAAGCAAATACGCGGCCTTGCATGGGTGGCGATACGTTGGGCAGCTGCAGTAAGACCCCGGGTAATTATGCTCGAGAACGTGGAAGAATTCCGGACGTGGGGCCCAATCACAAAAGACGGCAAGCCATGCCCGATCAACAAGGGTAAGACCTTCCGATCTTGGGTCGGCCACCTTGAGAACCTTGGTTATAGAGTAGAAGCCCGCGAGCTCTCTGCCTGTGATTTCGGAGCCCCAACCACTCGCAAGCGGCTTTTTGTTATCGCTAGGTGTGATGGCAAGCCGATTGTATGGCCAACTACGACCCATGGACCGGGTTTGCAGAAGTTCCGCACGGCGGCTGAGTGCATAGATTGGTCAATACCATGTCCAAGTATCTTCGATCGCAAGAAGCCGCTAGTTGAGAACACACTAAAACGCATTGCTCGAGGTATTCAGAAGTTTGTCATTGATGACCCGGATCCGTTCATTCTTGATGATCAGCTGGTACCGCTTGTTAGCCGAATCGGGCAAACAAATTGGTCTGCCAACCCGGGCCGGCGCGTTGATGAGCCGCTAACTACGATCGTCAGCAAGCAAGAGCACATTCTAATCGTCCCGCACATCATCAAGCACTTCGGCGGAATGACCGGCGTTAGAGGTGATGTGCCGTTTCCAACTATTACCTCGAGTGGCGCGCAGAACCAACTGGCTATCACTCACTTAATGACCATGCGAAACAACATGGTAGGGCAGGACGCCAGGACACCGTTAAACACGATCGCGGCGTCTGGCCTTCATCATGCAGAGGTTAGAACGTTCTTGGTTAAGTATTTCGGTAGTCTTGTAGGCCAACATCAGGGAGTTGATGAGCCGCTACACACCATTAGGACTCGAGATAGTTTCGCGATAGTGACTGTGCATGGTCAAGATTACTACATTGTTGATATCGGTATGCGGATGTTGTCACCTCGAGAGTTGTTCAACTGCCAGGGCTTCCCTAGTGATTACATCATTGATCCTGACTTCAACGGCAAGCCGCTCACAAAGACCAAGCAAACAATGTGCTGCGGAAACAGCGTAAGCCCAGTGCTTAGTCACGCGTTGGTTGCTGCCAACTTTACCGCAGAGCCCATGAAGGTCGCAGCATGAATAAAGAATCTTACCATGTACAACTTAGTCATTTTTTGTATTCGAATAATGAGGCAGTCGTGATGGACGAGCCTACCGCTATCAACACAGCACAAGAGCAAGCGAGAAGAGGCAGCAAGCAGGGTAGAAATCGCAATAAACCATGTATATGCGGCTCTGGTATTAAATTTAAGGTTTGCTGCTGGGAGTCGTGGGGATGAACGGATACCAACAGAAGCAAGTAAACCGCGCATTGGGTGCAGAGTTGCCTTTGAAGGCGCTGACACTGTACGAGATCGGGTTATTAACGCGACTCAAAAGAGATTACTGGTTAAGCGAGATCAGCGAAAGCCAAAACCAACTGCTCAACGAGATCATGGGGAAGTTTGCGTGAAGCTATACCCAATAACACCTATCGGAAAGCCTCGCATGACTCGTTCTGACAAGTGGAAGCAGCGAGCCCCCGTCATGGTATACCGGGCATTTAAAGACGAATGTAGACTCCGACGTCTAACGATCAGTCAATCAGGCAGCCATATTCTTGCCGTCATTCCCATGCCGCGCAGTTGGTCGAAAAAGAAGAAAGCCGAATATTGTGGCCAACCTCACCAGGCAAAGCCCGACAAGGACAACATCGAAAAAGCCATCCTAGACGCCCTATACGATGACGACGCCCATATCTGGGATGGACGTGTAACAAAGATCTGGGGCTATGACGGCGCGATCGTTGTTGATGCTATTCCAGAGCCCGACCTAAGCAGGTACGCCGCCATAATCGAATCAGCGAGGAAAACACATTGACTCGCAGAAGCGCCTTTAAGTCACATAACCCGCACAAGAAAGACCCTCACCATCATTGCCACATTGCCTATGAGGCCTTGAAGGCTGAGTTGGACAAATGGAAAACCGGCGAGATACGCTTTAAACCAGATGAGCCGTACCAAGGCCAACAAGAACCACGGGAGCTATAGTCGTGCCAACTCAAGATATTGAAGAAAAGGCCGATCAAATGCTTGAGACTTGGGCACGCGAAATGCGAGACAGCCCGCCCGGATCGTTTGGGAGCTTGGGATTAGATGGTAATATGGCGCTGCTGGACACTAGCCGCCACCGATCAAAGCGCAAGGACCAACCAAGCCCCGCATACGGCAAAGAAACAAGGACGGGGCCTAGATGCCCCGATCTAATCATAAGCCCAACGAGCCAGCGTATAGAGCGCATCATGGTTCACGTCCGGGCGATGGATAGCAACTATTGCGAAGTGTTGCGGCTAACATACACCCTGCAGACCATCGAGGAAATTTGCCGCCGTATGGGCATGAGCAGAACCAAGGTTAAGGAGTTCAAGCGCACGGCATTTCATATAGTTTGCGCCCTGATTTCTTCCGGATTTGGGCGTTGACAGGTCGGCCACAACATGCCATTATTTGTCATCTTGGAACAAGTTACACGCCAACCCACAGAACCCAGCCCTCGCGCTGGGTTTTTTTATGCCTAAAGGAATTCTAAATTGTCCGATTCAACAGACGATCGACGAAACAATTCCTGGCACCTCGAACTGATGCAGGAACTAAAGCGCCAAGGCGCGGTATCAAAAAAGCAAGCCGAAGACTGCCACGAACAGAACAAGCAACTTGCAGAGGTAGTGGGAGGAATAAAGGTTCAGCAAGCCGTCTTCATGGTCGGATTAGACGGTATTCGGCTAGGGTTAAATGATTTAACAACAACAGTCACACCCATGGTGGCAATGAACGCGGTTCAAAACGAAAAGATCCGGGAAACAGAAGGCGACGTTAAAAACCTTTTTGGGATGGTTAGCGAAGACCGCAAAGAGTTTAGATCTTACAAGACAAGCCCCACTCGCCAAGCCACCGCAACACTGACCTCCAACGTAATGGCCCCTGAGTCGATCAAGTGGATAGTGATAGGTGTCGGCATAATCCTAGTTGCCGTGCTATTGGCAGCTGGGTCAGTCTCAACCGCAGAGCTAAAACAACTGACCGGGATCGCGCCAAGTCAAGATTCAGGTTCTGACTAAAACTACATAACTGAGGCTCAGTATGAGGCAATTATTCTTTGTATTAACCATCG